GAAAAAGCCGCTGAAACTAAAGTGGAGTTTGAGGAACTCGGTATTGATACTCAAGGCGTTGAATTGCTTGAGGTTGATGAAGCAGAAGTCAAAGTTGTGGAACAACTAGACGAGCTTGATGAGGAACTTGCGGAAGATTTCTTGAATGTCGTTGACGGTGAAATCACCACGGAAGAAATCAAAAGCCTTGTGACTGACGAAAACTTTGACAACATCTCTGACGATGCCAAAGTTGTTCTCGTCGCTGCCGTTAACGAAGCGGACGACGAAGTTAAGGCAGAGTTTGAAGAGACTGTAGATATCTTTGACGACGAGGCTTTCAATGAATACATCGCTGAGGGTTCTGTGGTTGATACAGAAACTCGTCGTACTGTTGTTGCTGCCGCCGCAGCCGTGACTGTAGCCACTGCTGCGACATCTGCTGGTCCTGCCGGTGGCGGCGGTGGCGGTCCTTCCGGTGGTGGCGGAGGAGGAGGCCCCGGAGGCGACTCCGGTGGAGGTAAAGGTAAAAAGGGTAATTCTAGAAGAAGGTCTCGGTGAAAGGAGGCACCATGAAAAAAATAATCAAACTAGCAGTAGGGGCCGTCCGTCGTATGGGTAGAGAAATGCTTTACCTCGGATGGACATTAGCAGGTACAGGGTTGGTGTTGATCACCTTGTCATCGACCACGTTACGTCAGGGAATATATATTTCTCTTGCGGGTCTTGCACTGCATCTAATGGGTACTGTATTAGACTATGTAGATGATGAGAGAGAAAATGAAAGCAACTAATCAACTTGTGTGGAACACCTTGGGCCGCATTGCGGCGGTGTTTGCAATGAATGCTATGGCTATTGTTGGTAGCTCTAGTCTTATTGGTGGTATTGATCCGTGGAAGGCTGCCGTTTTGGCAGGTGCTACCTCTGCTGCGACTGTTATTCAGAAGCTCGCCGCAGCGTATGCTGATGACGGAAAGATCACTGCCGATGAGATTGACGCTGCATTTAGCATGACCCAGCCCAAGAAAAGTTAACTAAAGTTTCTATAAAGGTTCTTTTGGGGGCATGACGACTGTATGGTACAATATTTAAGAGGCAAATAGCCTTTTAAGTATCCCCTAACAAGGAGAATTGTAAATGGATATGAACATGTACAAGCAGGTTGCTGAACGTGCTGCTATGACATTCATTCAGGCTTTCGCTGCGATGTTTGTTGTTACGGATATGTCATCAGCCAAGGGTGCTGCTGCCGCTGGCCTAGCTGCTGCCCTTTCAGTACTGAAGTCATTTGCCGCCACCAAAGTTGGCGACAAGTCATCCGCTTCACTCGTCTAAGTTGTGTTAAGCATCGCTTGATCCAACTACAAGCGATACTGTAAACTAAGACTGTTGGGGGATGGCCTTTTGCTCCTTTTGTGTCAACCCACTAACAAGAAGACCCCCGGTCACGATTGTGACTGGGGGTTTTTCTTTGCCCTACGACGCTTAGTAGGAATGTGCTTCAGTCTATCAGGAGTAATCGATCTCCACTGGCCGTGGCCATGTGAGCCACCCCACAGGTCAATCCATTCACTAGCAGGCGTTAGGTTAGTGTTTACAACGTGGCGTTTGAAAACAAACGTTCCACGCTCGCCTTTGATCTTGCACACATCGCCCTTGCCAAGTGTGATCTGACTAGAGATTTGATACTCTTCGCTAATGACCCATCCTTGAGGAGGGCCGACAGGTTGTTTACTTTTTTTCAAAGCCATATGCTTCTCCTTCTTTGCTCAGCAAGGATACTACATATGGTAGCGTTTGTCAAATTGTTGCGTAGATGGTATCTGCGATTGTCTCTCGGATTTGCTCGTTTTCATCCAAGAAAGCTTTGGTATTGGCACGGCCCTGTCCAATGTTCTCGCCTTTGTAGGCGTACCATGCGCCCTTCTTGTCAAGGATACCCATCTCAGCAGCAATGTCCACGATGTCTCCGGTACGGCTGATTCCTTCACCGTATGCAATTTCAAACTCTGCCTGACGGAAAGGAGGAGCACACTTGTTCTTGACAACCTTGACTCGTGTCTTATTGCCAGATGCTTCGCCACCGTCCTTCAGCGTTTCGATACGACGAATGTCCATCCGAACTGACGCATAGAACTTGAGTGCCTTGCCGCCAGTGGTTACTTCAGGAGAACCGAACATGACACCAATTTTTTCACGCAACTGGTTAATCATGATAAGGGTTGTCTTAGAGTGATTAAGGTTAGCTACAATCTTTCGCATCGCCTGCGACATCAGACGAGCGTGCAGGCCAACGTGGCTGTCTCCCATTTCGCCTTCAATCTCGGCACGAGGAGTGAGCGCAGCAACTGAGTCTACAACTACTACGTCTAGAGCGCCTGATTCAATCAGCTTGTTAGTAATGGTCAGGGCTTGCTCACCTGTGTCTGGCTGTGCAACCAAAAGATTGTCAATGTCGCATCCGATTGCTTTAGCATACACAGGGTCTAGGGCGTGCTCCGCATCAATGAATGCACACTTGCCACCTTTCTTTTGGGCTTCTGCAATCACATGCAGGGCAATGGTTGTCTTGCCAGAAGACTCAGGTCCGTAGATTTCGGTGACTCGTCCACGAGGAACACCTCCAACCCCTAGCGCCAAGTCAAGAGCGATAGAGCCGGTTGAAATCGTTTCAATTTGCATTGAAGCAGCGTCGCCTAGACGCATGATGCTTCCAGCGCCAAACTGCTTTTCAATTTGTCCTAGAGCATCTTCGAGAAGTTTATCTTTATCCATGTTTGTATTCTACGGTTTAGGTGGAACGAAGTCAAGTGAGCGGATAGAATAAACCTATGAGTAAACGAGGCCCTAAGCGTACTGTCACTAACGCCGTGAAATTTGGCGAATACGGTAATACTATTTGGCATGTTGAGCTTGAGTGCTCTCACACAGTAGAGACTAAGCGCAAGCCTAAAGTTAATGAAGATAGACTTTGCTGTAAAGTTTGTGTTGCTCCGCCACCCCCTGCTGTCGTGGACCCATTTGCGGATGTAGCGCCTTGGGTTGATTATGATCCGATGGATGAGCTGAAGATTAAAGCAACTTTGGCTTCTAAGGTTGGGGTCCCGCTAGACCAAGTTGAACTTGTAAACGGTACAGCGACAGTGTTTCTTGATGCACAACAACTAAGGAATATTTCAACATGACGGATTTTTTGACAGTTGAAGAAGACGAAGACTTTGCAACTTGGGAGCGTTTCAGAGATGCACCTGAAGTTCGTTGGGTGTTCAATAAGTTAGAAGTTGCGTTACATCAAGGATTAGAAGCAGGACCCGCTGGCTGCGCTCCACAATATGAAGGCTTTTACATTCACCGACCCGTCTACAACCTTTTTGGTATGGGCATTGGTGCAACGAAGTTTTTGTATCTTTCCCAAATGGAAGAAGACTTTTTAAACAATGCCGTGGTCCCTCCCGGTAGTTTTTGGTGCGAGTGGCTAGATGGCCCACACCTTTCTATTGACTTTCAAAAAGATTCTGAAGGTGGCTGGCATACCGTATCAGCATGGGAAGGGTTTCATTCAAGCGACGAGAACTTGACTAGGTTTAGTCATTGGGAAAGACTACCTGAAACAGATGTTTCTGATATTCATGAGTGCTCCCATTTTATCAACCTTGTTGACTTACCTGTCAACGGTATCAACATCGAAACTCGGTCAGGGTTTATTACTGAAATTCATTTACGTCACGGTAATGATCCATTTGAGGACCTTCCTGTCGGTACACGCATTACGCCCGTTTGGCAAGACATGGACATTCCTGCAGGCGGTGTTTTCATGCCGAACCTACACGAAGACCTAGAGAAGTACTCGGCCCACGGTCACCTGTCTGACGTTCGTCGTGGGTTTGTTATAGACGTACCTTAAAAAATAAATCTAGGCTATTAGCAGAAGATAAAGCACTATTTGTAAATAGTGGAGTGCTTGGTCAGGGTAAACATGCCAGTAAGGTTTGGGCTTTCCAGTTTTCCACGGAAGAAACTGGTAGAAGAATGCGTCTGTTAGCCAGTGCCCTACAGCAAAGTACGCAAATATCCAAGGCGTGACTGTATCTCCCAACCAATACAGGGTAGCGCATACAACTCCTGTGTATACCATAACGTGTTCAAAAATTGCAAACAGTCGCTTTGACTTTAACTTTATCAACCAGTCTGGTTGAAGCGCAACATCGGCAAAATGATGTGCCGCTAGTAACCATATTAGTCGCATAGTAGTTCATTTCTTATCTGAGTGCTGCTAATTCCTGCTGTGTACTCCGTAAATTCAATAGGTATTCCTAGTTCAAGAATTGTTTCTTTTCCTGGGAAATCATAGTTGTCATTCCCTCGAATGAAAATAAACTCGTGGTCTGGATAGGCATCAAAAGCTTCTTTGAAAGATGCGCTTGGGTCATCTGTGTAGGTGACAAGTACATTGTCAACCAAACCCGTTATTTTTAGGTTGTTCTTTCTGTGATCTAGTGTTTGGATTGGTATTTTGCCTTTAATGCTCCAACAAGATTCGTTGGAGTGTAAAACTACAACTACAACATCAGCACTAGCTTTCATGTGCTTTAAAAGTTTGATGTGTCCCTCATGACACAAGTCCATTATTGCTGCAGTGAGTGCTACTTTAGCCATTTAGTCTTGCCTCCTCTTTGAGGGATGCGCCACGTGTCATACCAATCAGTTAAATAACCATCAATATCGTTAGGCACGCTAAATTCGTGACCTAAATAATTTTTGGTTGATAGGGGAGAGACTAGGTGCTTTGGTCTGATTAGATGACCGTCTTCTTTAATATTTATTAAAAGTTCAGTATCTGTTGGGTGCGGCCACCAATGAAGCACGTCAAAAACTATGTTTGTGTCCTTATGTACATACGCTGCTTGCATCGGCCTGTCGCCATCACTGACAACTCTTCCTGCAAAGAACTCTTCTTCTGGTAGTCGTGCTTTATCCCAGTAACCCATAACAGCAATGTCTAGATCGGTGTCATGGGGAATGAACTCGTTGTCTCTTTCTAGCCCCAGCAACGTTCCTGCAGACAGCCAGTAGTCATCTAAAAACTCAAGTCCACGAAGCAAAACTTCCATGACTGGCTTGCCCTTTAGGGGCTGTAAAGTGTGTTGTTGCCATTCTAGTTTGATGTTTTCATACATGCGTTTATCCTACTCGTTTTTGGCAGCGTTTTCCCTCCCTTTCGTGTGGTAGTTGACGCTAACGCACGAGAGGCTGGGACGAACCCAATTGGTTTATTCAAGGCTGTTGACTTCATGGACCCCAAGCACCGCCTATCTTTTTCAGCGATGCCCACTCTCCCTAGATATGGCTCTAGTAGCCCGTGTGCCGGAACCGCATGGGCGTTTGCTTGTTCCGAACCTGTTCCTCAAGGCTTGATGTTCTCCGTGCAGTGACTGGCATCTCGTCAAGGATGTGTGTCCAGTTTATCGTGCGATTCAGATCGTTCCTCTTTGGGCAGGCGTGCCCTCTTGTTTCTTAAGTGTTAGTACCAGTTGCGTAACGAGTGTAACCCACCGGTCCTTCAGTGAACGTTTATGTCATCGGGATTACCCGGCTGCAGTCTTGTGGCAGTGTGCTCCTTGTGTAGTAGTTTGTGAGTATGCTACTGGCTTCGACGGCGCAGGTCAAGGGGTAGGTTTTGGCTTGTCTCCTTGACGGGTGACAGGTATGATATTACACGTATGTTGTTTATAATTAAGGAGATTTATGATTAAACTTTCTAGCCCTGAGTGGTTTGAGAGTGCGCCGTGTCGGGGTAATGACCGAACGTTTTTTTCGAGCAAGCCGTCGCAACGCAAGAGCGCCGTTAAGGTTTGTGCAGGTTGTACCGCTTCTGCTAAGTGCTTAGATTTTGCAGTCACGAATAAAATCACGATTGGTGTGTGGGGTGGTAAGACCGGGCCAGAGTTGGACAGGTTAGTTAATTCATGATTTATGATTGGGCTGATGAGTTTGACAGTGATGTGTTAGCAGTTGTTAAACGTGGGCAGATTGAGGTCACGTTCTTGACTGCTCCACGTGGTGCTATTAATGATAAAGACTACGATCTGGTAATGTGGAAAAAGAAAGAGATGCAGATTGTTGTGGCGCAAGAGTATTTAGATGACTATGTGGATGAAGCGATTGCTTCTGAGATAGCATCCACGGTAAGAGAACGTTATGATTCTGATGAGCCTGCGGATGTGCGGGAGATGGCGATCAAGTTGTTGGCTAAGGAGCTTGATGCAATATTGAATGATGTTATATTTGTGTACTCAAATGATCCTGATGAGGTCAGTTTTGAGTCTGCGTTGAAGCGTTTACTAGATGATGAGGCTTGACTACTGCAGTTGTTTTGGGTAGTCTATGGTTGATACTATTTATTAAGGAGACATAATGTCAGTATTAGAAAATCCGACTGCATCTTTGAAGTCAGTTTATACGGCGCTTCGTTCAGTTGAGCGTGACATACTAGAGATGAAAGACACCTCAAATTTGGATTATGCGTCTGTTGAAGAGACGATGCAGTTGGCGAGTGATATGCATTTGGTTAAGTCGTACACGACTGAGTTGTTTAATGAGCTTCAGTCTATGATTACGGAGCAGCTTGGTAATGTTCCTGTTCCTGTTCAAGTTGATGGGGCGACTGTTGAGATTAAGGCAGGTTCACCTCGTAAGACATGGGATCATAAGTCATTGATTGAAGATGTAAGTAAGCGTATTGTTGACAGCAGTGTCGATATGAGTACCGGTGAAATTGTGAAGACTCCCACGGATATGATTCGTGAGGCGTTGGAGTTTGCCGGTATTTCGTATTGGAAGGTTTCTAAGTTGAAGGACCTTCATTTGGATGCAGATGATTACTGTGAAGTTGGCGAAGCTAAGAAGAGTCTAGTTATTAGGAGAGACAAGTGAGTAATATGTTATCAGCGTTATCAGAGCCTTTTGACCCTTCGGTTGAGAAGCAGCTAAAGAAGGGCGGGGCAAGCCTTACGTATATTCCTGTTAGTGAGGTGATTACTAGATTAAATCGGGTACTAGGTGTGGACATGTGGTCTTACCATATTGTTTCGTGTGCCCGTGATACTTTGGACCCTGACTATGTTGTTGCACATGTCCGACTCACTGCTACTTTTGTTCCCACGGATAATGCGCCTGCGCTAACTGTCGTTAAGGACGGTATTGGCGGTCAGAAGATTAAGCGCACGAAGAATGGTGACATTGTTGATCTTGGCGACGAGATGAAGGGAGCGGTGTCTGATGCTTTGAAGAAGGCAGCGCAGCACTTCGGTGTCGGTTTGTATCTTGCTCGTTCTGAAGAGTCAATGAGTTTAGAGTATGCTCAAGAGGTAGCTGAGCAGCCTATTTCAGCGGAGCATTTTGAGAAGTTGCGAGAAGTACTGAACAGTCAGTCGCAGAGTGTTATGGATGCTTGTCGTGCGCATTGGTCAGAGATTTCTAACAATGCTGAGTTTGCGAATGAGAATATTACTCGTGACTTGCTGAAGACTATGTTGGATTTTGTTAAGTCGATGAATGCTGAGAGCAGCGAAACGCAGGCAGGGGCTGACACTGATGCAGGATAGTTTGGATTTAGGTCCGTTGCCTTATGAGTATCCGAGGTACATGTCGCCTAGTTCTATCAGCACGTTTCAGCAGTGTCCGTTAAAGTTTAAGTTTTCAAAACTAGATAAGCTTCCATCGGAGTCTACTGAAGCGCAGCATCTGGGTTCGTTTGTTCATGAAGTGTTGGAAGAGTTGTTTAAGCTTCCTGCGGAAGAGCGGACAGAAAAGGCTGCGAGTCGTTTAGCGAAGAGCTTGTGGGAGTCAAAGTGGGCTGATGAGTACTTTGCTTTGGCTGATCGTGAAGATGATCCTAATGCATTTAAGTGGAAGGCTTGGTGGTGTATCGAAAACTACTTCGGGATGGAAGACCCCACGAAGTTTGACGCTGAAGGTATTGAAGCCAAGATGGACGGCGACATTGATGGCGTACCCATCTTTGGCATCATTGACCGTTACACGATTGAGGACGGTAAGCTAGTAATCTCGGATTACAAGACAGGTAAGAAGCCTCGCAAGCAGTACGAGTGGGAGAAGAAGATGCAGATTACGATCTATAGCATTCTTCTTAAAGAGATGACAGGTATGGACGTTAAGCGTGCAGAGCTGCTCTACGTTAAATCTGGCCAGTTTGCACGTTATGACGTGGACGAAGAGCTTGAGAATGCTGTTCGTGTTGAGGTTCGTAACACATGGGATCAAGTGAAGTCCATGTGTGAGTCGGGTGAGTTTGAAACCCGGACTGGCCCTCTTTGCAACTGGTGTGATTATCAGTCTATCTGTCCTGAGTTTGGGGCGAAGCGATGAGTGAGACGTTTGAACTTTTGGTTTCTGAAGATGTTAAAAATAAGCTTGCTCAGCACGACAAAGACTTTTTGCGTTTGCCCGAGAACAGGGTGAAGTGGCGAGACTGCTTGTTGACAATTATTGACACGGCGACAACTAAGTTAGATGGTCTTGAGGAAGAAATCAATCGCTTAAGAAATACCTATTCGGATTTCGTTGTTGACCCTGCTGCAAGTTTGGACGAGCAGCGAGATAAGGCTGTTCGCTTTAGGTTTTATGCTGAGAAGCGTTTGGCTGAAGCTGACAGGTTGTTAGCGTTGGGCGCAGATGCTGATCCGTCTCTTTCGTTGGCCACGTTTTTGCGAGATGCGATTATGGCGCATCGACAGTGGCATGCAGAAGAAGGTCTTGAGAGCACGGAAGGCGACGATTGCTTGTATGCTGCGCTGGATGGAGAGTGGAAGTTCTAATGAAGATTGGGTTTGCTTCTAACGATTGGTCTCGCACGGCTCTTGATGCTTTGGGCCGACCTGTTATGGGCGGGTCGGGCTATATCAGAATCGGTCAGTACATTAAGCATTATAAGGGTACTGGGATTGAGACTGTTGTTGGGATTTTAGCCCATAACTCTAGGACTGGAACTTTTGGTGTTCATTCTTGGGACGGTAACGACTATTTCGATTGTGATGTTATTGTGATGCAGCGTTACATGCATAAGCAGGTTTTGCCTGATATGAAGAGAGCGCAAGCGGCTGGTCAGATAGTTCTTCAAGATGTAGATGACTGGTATTGGGGATTAAGTAAGAAGAATCATGCGTATGATGCGTCTGATCCTTTGAAGAACCCTGATGAAAATATCAAATGGTATGAAAACATTATTAAGAACTCAGATGGCGTTATTGCGTCTACTCCGTTCTTATTTAACCGTATGCGGGAGTGGAATGAAAACACGGTTCTTCACACCAACTATGTTGATACCGGTATGTTTGCGAAAGCATACGAGCACGAGCCTAAACTGAAAATTGTTGTAGGGTGGATGGGTTCAACAGCTCATCGCAGCGGTGATCTACAAATTCTAAAGCCATATACTTCTCAAATCTCGAAGTTTGCTAGTTGGCACCACACAGGGCATATAGAAGCTCCAGGCTGGCCAAGGTTTACTAAAGAACTTGGGGTTGAAGGAGGTAACACCACGACTTCTCCTTTTGTACCTCCCTATGAACTTAATACCGGCATAAAATTTGATGCAGGCATCGTACCTTTAACTGACATTGCTTTTAATCATGCTAAGTCGTATATTAAAGGACTAGAGTATGCTGCTGCTGGTGTTCCTTTTGTTTGCTCGTGGTCTCCACAGTATGAAGAATTGACACAAAAGCACGATATTGGTGTGTTGGCATCTAAGCCTGCAGACTATGTTAAAGAGTTAAAGAAATTTACTGATTGCGATTATCGTAAAAAAGTTGCAGCCAAGAACCGTGAAAATGTCCGTAAGTTTGATAGCAAAATTGGGGCTGACCGGTTGTACACCAATATTAAATCTTTAGTAGAGCGTGCGAAATGAAGCGGGGCAAACCTTTAAAACGCACACCTCTTAAACGTGGGAGTAGTCAGTTAAAGCGCACCCCGTTGGCTCGTAGGTCTAAGAAAACAAAAGACTTATATGTTGAACGCAGAGAGATTGTGCAAGAGATGCTTGCGGCGCAACCAAATTGTGTAGCGTGTAAACTGTGGGCTGCGTTTGACCTACACAACGGAAAGCAGTCAAATATAATTGTTAATGTCAATAAAACTCGTGACATACATGAGCTTGTAAACAGATCGCAAGGCGGATCAATTACAGAGCGGCGAAATTTGTTAGCAGTTTGCCGCCCTTGTCATAATAGAATAACAACAGAACCCAAAGATGCTGAACGCTTAGGTTTGCATTTAGAAAGCTGGTGCAATACTAGTGCAGGGTTCAACGAAGCAGAAAGGCTTAGACATGAATGGTCGTCAGGTACTCCTACAGAACCTTCTTGGTTCCAAAACAATTGAACATCCTGATTTGCTTGATGAGATCAATTCTTTATCAGGCAATTTTCAAGACGACGAACTTCCGCACCTTGACCGTGAAGAAGTAAACACTGATTTTCTATCAGATTTACAAAAGCAGTGGCGCAGTGACGGTGTTGTCATTTTAGATTCGTTTTTTCCTGACGACATGATTGAAGCCTATAGGTCTGACTGGATTCAACACAATAGGATCAATCATGATCGACCTATGGGTTACCCTGGAGAGTGTGCATATTTTCAAGTTGAAAGCTTGATGCGTCTAGCTACCTACAAGCCGCTCCACGATATTCTCTCGCATTTGATCGGTGACGATATGGGAGTTCATTTGAATCTTACCGGCTGGAAGTCAACTCAAAGAAACTGGCATCAAGATGGATACTTAAACCCGGATTCAAACAAAGATCACTATTTGGCGGTGTGGATAGCGCTGGATGATGTCCATGAAGACTCAGGCCCATTTGAGTTTGTGCGTGGTTCGCATGTGTTACCTATCATTACGCAAGACCAAACGCTGGCTCGGCTAGAAGTTAAAGAACGCACTGACCCCATGTGGCCTAAGTATTCTGAACGCTTTCTCACACCCATGTTTGAAGATTTACTTGATCGTGGAGAGATGAAGACTGAAAAGTTTTTGGCAAAGAAGGGAGATGTTCTAGTATGGCATGCGAGGTTAATGCACAGAGGTTCGTTGCCTAATAATCCTGACTTGTGGCGAGAGACTGCTATCATTCACTATTCAGGTGTGAATCATAGACCCGACATGCCTACCGCTCACCAGTTTGAAGATGGGGGATGGTTTTTCCCTATCAACCAAAATATTCCTCTTTAGCATGCCTGCAAAGTACGGCCATCAAGATAAAGCCAAAGCCACGAAACTGCATAGTTTGCTAGTACGCACTAGAGATAATTTCACTTGTCGATGGTGTGGTGTCTCTAAGAAAGATGGTAAGCAGATTCAGTGTGCACATATTATTTCTCGTAGTGTGTCTGCTACTAGGACTGATGAGCGTAATGCCGTTGCTTTGTGTGCGTCGTGTCATTGGAAGCAAAGCAAGAATCCGATACTTTGGTCTAGGTGGATAGAGCAAGAGTTAGGTTCAGATCATATTGATGATTTGATTGAGCGAGGCGTCCCTGGCGTTGCAGTTGATTGGTCATTGGAGGTTGTTCGTCTACAATCTGCCCTTGACGATTTGGCTAGTAATGGGTAGAATACAGTTATGAATTATTCCCGCACGGCACCTATCAGTTCAGTTGAAGTTGAATCTGAGTTGATTCGTCTTACAGCTGATATTGAGTCTGAGACAGAAGCGTTTGAAACGTTGGCAAAAGATCATGCTGTAAAAGAAGCTGAGTATAAGAAGCAGTGGTTTAAAGAATATCTTGCTGCTGAAGGTGCTGTAAAGCAAAAAGAAAGCTGGGCCGGGTATAAGACCAGCGAATTGTACTATGACGCACAAGTTGCGGAGGCGCTAGTTAAAGCCAAGCGAGAAAAGTTACATTCTTTGAGAACTGCTTGTGACGCTTTGCGGACTATTGCTGCAAATGTAAGATCGCAAGTTAAATTTTAAGGAGATAATATGAGTAACTATTTAAATGTTGGATGTGGTCATCACTATGCTGAAGGCTGGATAAACACAGACGTTTGGGAAGATGAAAAGACTAAACCAGACGTGCTTGTTAAGCGTGATGAACCGTATCCTTTTGAAGATAACTATTTTGATGCTATTTATTTAGGGCACGTGTTAGAACACATATCGTGGACTAAGATTGGAGTCTTCCTAAAGGAAATGGTTCGTGTGGCTAAGCCTGGAGCACCAGTGTTAGCAGTCGGCCCTGATGTGTATCGAACAATTGAGCGGTGGAAGGATGGTCAAGAGCCATGGGATATGGTGAAGTCAGTTATGGAGCATCAAGACATTGACGCACAACTGTACCATACTGCCGATGACGGCTCATATGTCGCTTCTCCCCCTCTTACACCTGAATGGTGGGATGGTGCGGCACATTACTGGAACTGCCACGAAGCACGTTTAGAGCAAGTTATGAAAACACACTTTGGAGACGTTGAGGTGTACTCGTCTCACATTGAAAATGATCTGCCCGGTAACCGTGTTAATTGGTTTGATTCACGAAACAACATGCGGTGGCCTGTCACCGGCTACTGGTGGTGGCAGTGTGCAGTCGCAGGTAAGGTGCACAAATGATTCACAACATTGCAGATAATATTCAAAGCCTAGCAGTAGACATTGAGTTGTTGCGTCCACTGGAGAACAACGCACGCCGAGGCAATGTTGATGCAATCATGGCGTCGTATAACAAGTTTGGTCAGGTTAAGCCCATTGTGGCTGTAAGTGATGCTGATGGTTCGTTGACAGTCATTGCGGGTAACCATCAGCTAGAAGCAGCTAAGCAGTTGGGATGGCAGCAGATTGCTGTGTCTATTGTTGATCTAGACAACGATGATGCGTTAGCGTTTGCATTGGCAGACAACCGCATTTCTGACTTGGGCACAACTGACAATGAACTTCTGTACGAGTTGCTGACTGATGTCATTGGTGATGACGAGAGCTTTTTTGAAGTGCTAGGTTGGGATGACTTTTCAGTGGCCGCAATTGAGAACACAGTTATTACAGCCGAGTTGGCTAACGATAGCAATGCTGGATGGACTGCCCCTGAAATCGTTTTGAATGATGTGGGTGTAGACTCACCTCCTCCTGCAGCAACACCTCAGCCAACTGGCTCTGGAGATCAGCCTACACCAAGCACTTCCACGATTGTTACTCAGGGTAGTACTAGTGCTGGTGTTTCTGGAGTCAACAATGCTTCAATTCAGTTTACGCTAGTGTTTGATAGTGCTGAACAGCAGTCAAAGTGGTATGCGTTCATTAAGTGGCTTAGAGAAAGCCCGGTCTATGATGGCGAAACGACTTCAGAACGACTGTTTGATTTTATTGCTCAGCATTCAGAGATGGGTTAAGTATGGCTAGACGCAGAATGTTTCTAGACATAAATTGTGTCGATGCGGCTCGTGAGCGTATCCGTCACGTGTATGACACATTTGATACTGTGTGCATTCAGTTTAGTGGCGGCAAAGACTCCACGGCATGTCTTTATCTGGCGAAGGAAGTTCATGAAGAGCGTGGCCTCGGTCCGGTTAAAGTCATTTTCCGTGATGAAGAAATGCTTTCTCCGGCTGTAGCAGAGTATGTGCAGCGGGTCAGCGAGTATGACTGGGTGGACATGGAGTGGTATTGCCTTCCTGTGGGGCAGGAAGTTTGGGTGCTTGGCGCACGGGAGTATGTCTTATTGTGGTCTCCGAAGCGAGCAGCTGAAGGAAGACTGTTTAGACCTTTCCCTGATAATGCTATTAGGGCGGAGCACTTTGGTATTGACCCCGGTAAGCCTATTCCTCGCAAGATTGACGAGTACACGATGCAGGGCAAGAAGGGGCGTACAGCGTTTATTACAGGTGTTCGTGCAAATGAATCAATGATTCGTTACCGTACAGTTACTCAGAAACTCCATGAGAACTATATTAACCGTCCGTTCAAATTGTCAAAATCAATCCCGTTGCGGTTTGCCAAGATTATTTATGACTGGACTTCTGATGATGTTTTGAAGTTCATCTCAGAAGAACATAACGCTCCGTACTGTGCTTACTACGACTATGCTGCTATGAGTGGCGCAAATCAAAGAGTTGGTATTCCTCTTCACTCTGTTGCGTCTAGACGGTTGATTGATGTTCTGCGTACTGAACCTGAATTCTACGACGAGCTATATCGGTGCTTTCCTCAAATTGAAGCACAACGGCAGTTGTGGTCAGAGTTTGATATTGAGAAAGTTATCGACATGTATGAGTCAATGAGTTGGACTGGAGTGAAGTATTGCATTGAGGACAACATTTTGACTCCGGGTATGCGCAAAGCCGCAATGGTTTATAGTAACGATTTCAAGAAGAAGCACGTCAAAGACCCGTATGGGTATCCGATTGATCATTTAATTCGCACGCTGCTGCTTAATGAGTTTATTGGGTCGCCTAGCCCGGTCGGTCCTAAAACAAAAGCACATAATAAACGGAAAGCTTTGCTAGAGCAAGAGGACCAGATTATGATGGATGCGAACAGCCTTGACATGCAAGATGATAGAAGGTAGGGTACTTACATGGATTTAGCTAACATTACAGATATTCGGCCAGCCAAGTGGACATCTGCTTGTTATTTGGTTTCTCCTGATTACAAGAAAATGGAGAAGTCTATAAAGCAGTATGGTATTTTAAGCCCGATTGTGATTCAACCTAACGGTACTATTATTGATGGTTTTCATCGCTGGAAGATCGCTAACGAATTAGAAATAGTAAAGGTTCCTGTCGTTGTTATTGACGTTGATGATATTGAAGCCATGCTGCTCCACATTGATCTGAACAGGTATCGTAGCATTGTTATTGCCAAGTACTTGTCTAATATGATGGGAGAAATTTTACAGTCTGGCCGTTACGATCATGATTCGTTGCGTAGCCGCATGAGCTTGACTTCTGAAGAGTTTGATATTTTAGCAGAAGGCTCTTTGATCAAGATGCGTAAGATCAAGCAGCACACCTACTCACCTGCCTGGGTACCCATTGAGTCTAACACTGGTGAAGACATCAAGGTTGAGCGTGTTACTGGACATTCCGAGCAAGTCTAAAAGGTGAAGTCTATGGACATGAATGCATACCAAGCTGCTGCTAAAGAAACCGCTGTGTTTCCTCCCGAGAAGGGTATAGAGTACACCACGCTAGGGTTAGTTAGCGAAGCAGGCGAAGTAGCTGATAAAGTTAAGAAAGTGATCCGTGATAGCGGCGGTGACTTCTCTGATGAAGTTAAAGAAGCGATCAAAAAAGAACTTGGTGATGTTCTCTGGTATGTGTCTGGTATGGCTTGGGAGCTTGGCTTTACTTTAACGGATGTTGCTGAAGCAAATATCTTAAAGTTGTCTAGCCGGTATGAGCGTGGTAAGATTGGTGGCTCTGGAGATGACAGATAATTATTCTTGGCGTTCACTTTCCACGCCTATTAATAGTAACTCCACGGAAGAGGCTTTGCGTCTCAGCAAGTCTAACTACAATGTCGTTCTAAACCCTATTTATGTTTGGGATCAGTTTCAGAATAAGTATGTTGAAGTTGAAGATCGCTTCTGTACTGGTAGACACGTTACAGACGCATTAGCAGATTCTGGCGTGCGTCAGGAAAACTGGGAAGTTGTTAAAGACCGTTATGTTATTGTGCCCAACTCAGACATTATGGAGCGGGCACATTCAATTGTTGATGCTTTTAACGGCGCTGCACGCTTAGACAGTTGCGGCAATCTTGATGATGGTAGAAAGTTCTTTGTGGCAATCTTTACTGGAACGCTGGAGATTATAGGTTCTGGGGATAAAGACTTAGTTGACACTTATGTTATCGCCATGACTTCCCACGATGGTTCTGTGCCGGTTTGTTATTACAATCTTGATGTTCGTAGACGCAACAATTCGGTTTATCGGTTTACTGATGAAAGCGCTGACTTTTGTATCCGTAAACGTCATACTCCCAATCATGCTGATAGGGATAGTGAGGTGACTGAAGTTTTGACGATGCGCCAAGCGTGGAGTACGTCTTTCAAGGCGACACTTCAGAAGTTGCTTTCGCCCGTGTCTGAGTTTCAGTTTGAAAGCGTTTTGCATTCTCAGTGGAACCCTAACACGGCGTCTTCTAAAAACAAGCGGGAGCACGCCGAAAACGTCATTGACACGATCAACTCTTTGTACCGCTCAGACTACAACTTCGGCATGTTTGGTCATAGTAAGTGGGCAGCGTTCAATTCCATCTGTGAGTACATTGATTTCCATAGGGACATCCCTGGTTTGGAAGCGGCTCAGCACTCTTTAGAGATTGACAACTTTAGTCATCGTTTAAAGGTGTCGTTGTACAACCAGCTCTGTTCCGTTTAAATAATTATTTCAATCTTACGCCGTAGTCCCATGCCTAATCCGGCACAGGTGTTGAAGGCATGAACTGCGGCATCGACTTGGTCATCGTGAACTCGGGCTTCAGGGAAAGACGAAAGCTCGTCAATAAAGTCGCTGTTCCAGTCAGCCCGGACAAGCCTTACGTTTCCGTTAGCTACTGCTGCGGCAAAAGGTTTGGCTCTAGTTACTTTATCACCGGTTGCTCTTTGACCTTTGAAGTCGTATCCGGGTAGAACATAACGGGCGTACTGATCAATAAGGTTTTTGCCTGCTGACCCCGGCTCTTGCTCCATTTGAATTGGAACTTCCGGCCCATCTTCAATTGCGGTGTCTCGAACAAATTTCTCTACACGGTCGCCCTTGGCCCTGATTCTTCGAACATCCAAAATATAAAACACACCGTTTTCAAACGCCGCCAAGCATCCTACTGTCCAGTCAGGATCAGGGTTGCTTGCAGTAGGCTCCGTACCTGCCAAGTCCCAGAAGCGCACAATCTCTGTTTCTTTGCTGAAAGAAGGGATTTCTGTAAATTCAATGACTTCCAAATTGTTTCGGTCAAACATTGAGCCGAGTGTGGTTGCCCACCAGTCACCAAATTCAAGACGGTTTCTTTCAATAGGGTCTAGCTCTTGAAGCATGGCCCGGTAAGAGTCAGGATCAATTCCGGGGTTGTCGGTGAGCATGGAAGGAATAAAGATTCTTCCGCTCTTTTCACCTTCTACGAGGAATCGTTGTCGGACCCAGTTGGGGGCGGGGTTTGTAGCACATCTCATTCGTAGTGGCACTTCTGAAAGAGGTCCTGTGGCGGGACGACGTAAACGAGAGAACATGTATCGGTAGTCAGACTCTCGAATTTCTGTAACCTCGTCCATGCCAATGAATTGGAATTCCGAACCTTTGTATCTAAGGTAGTCGTTTACGTTGTTTAGGTACCCGAAGGTGATTCTAGCGCCGGATGGAAATGTTGCGGTGTACTGGTTGGCGTTCCAATGAACGTCGTCGTATTGCATAATCCAGTCTCGGAAACGGTCCATGAGAGCGCCGGGTAGTGCAAGGTCAGCGTATGTACGCCTGAATAGGATTGCACTGTAACCTGGGACATCTACGTACTGTAAGGCAGCCATGATTAGGGCGGAAGACTTACCACCGCCTGCTGCACCACCAAACATGACTTCTTGTCCCACGGATTTTAGGAATACTTTCTGAGTTAGTGAGGGTTCTTCAACCCAGTATTCTGAACGCCGTGGCTCTAGATACTCTCTAATTTTTTCCCAATCCTGAGTTTGCACTGACATATCTGCTTGTCTCCTAGAGGTTTTCACGGTAAAGTATACCTATGAAGAAATTTCTGTCCCGTTCTGTAGCTGCTCATGTTTGTATGGGCGCTGGCATTCTTTTTATCGGCTTTGGTATTAGTATACTAAGTTTGGGATGGGGGCTGGCAAGTGCTGGCCTTGCTTGTGGAATTTACGGGTACTTATTAGGGGCTGAATAATGGCGTGGAACTCTAGTTCAAATAAATCACTTCAATCAGGGGTTACAGAAAAAGCGGCACAGATTGCTGTGGGCGCTCCTGTTGCGTACAGTCCAACCATTCAGAACAATAATCGTGGCTATCACGATGGCTGGGATATTGTTAAGACTTATAAAGAAGCTGTTGCTAAGGTAACTTGGGTTTATCGCTCAATTGACGTTATTGCGTCTAACCAAGCTAGTCTTCCCATGATTCTTCGTAAGGACAATAATCCTTTTGGGGAGATTGTAACCGATAACCCTATTCTGAAGATTTTCAACAACACGGCGAACGTTGGTGAGAATGCTTGGGCATTTCGTTATAGAATGAGTTCGCAGTTGATGATGAGCACGAGAGGAGTGTTTGTTGAGGTTGTGCGATCTAGAGATGGTACGCCTATTGCTATGCATTTGTTGCCGCCTCAGAATACTTCTCCAATTCCTGATGTAAAGAACTTTGTTAAGGGGTTTGAAGTTCAGATCAATGCTATGGAGAAGCGGATCATTAAGCCTAAAGATGTGATTTGGATTCGCAGACCTCATCCGCTTGATCCATATTTGTCAATGACTCCGATGGAGGCTTCTGGTATTGCGATTGAGCAAGAGACTTTGGCTAAGCTGTACAATAGAAACTTCTTGATTAATGATGGGCGCCCCGGTGGATTGCTTGTGTTGCGTAGTGAGATTTCTGACGAAGATAAAGATGAGTTGCGGTCTCGTTTCCGTGGGAATATTGGTAGAGCTGGTGCGGTCGGTGTAATTTCTGCAGATGATGGCGCTGATTTCGTGGATACTGCTGCTAGTCCTCGTGATGCTGCGTATCAGCAGATGCGAACAATTACGAAGGAAGAAATTTTAGCGGCATTTGGTGTACCAGAGTCGATTATTGGTAACTCTGCTAATCGAACGTTTTCTAATGCGATGGAGGAGGGCAAAGTCTTCTGGATGGAGACTATGACTCCTCATTTGAATCTTATTGCTCGTTCGTTTGACGCTATTGATGAGTCATACTTTGTAGACTTTGATACGTCTGATGTTCCGATTTTGATTCTGTCGAAGCAGGAGCGAGAGAAGCACTACTTGTCAGAGTTCCAGCAGGGGCTGATTAGTACTAATGAGTATAGAGAGGCGGCAGCCCGTAAGAAGGTTGAGTCTGAGCTTGCTGATTCACTGCTGGCTAATCCCAACCTTACTCCTGTTGCTAATACTGAAAAGCCTATGCAGCCTGAAGGACAGCAGGATCAAGGCATGGGTGCTGATGCTGGTATGGCTGGCATGGGTGCTGATGCTGGTATGGCTGGCATGGGTGGCATGGGCGGTATGGACCCAATGGCTGGTGGTGCTCCTGCTGCTCCCGCTCCTCCTGATGGTGGGTTTGTTGAAGCTGGTGTTCCTCTTCAGCAGCAAGCTACCGCCGCTCTACAGCAGCAGGTCACAGAGTTTAGCCCAGAACAAGGCGCTTTTGTTCCGATGGGTGACGTTCAAGGAACCCAGCAGATTGAAGCCCCCGCAAGTGCAGTTCCTAGCGAACTAGACGATGAGGAGGACGAGGAGGGCCAGGAGGGTGAGAAGAGTCTCCCTTTAGAACGAAGACTGGCGCTGCTGGAGGACCTTCTCTCTTAAACGCTTCCGACTGGAAGACTAAAACTTTATACACAGTCAGCTCTTTAGAAGACAGACTAAACTCAGAACTTGATAAAGTTTTTGACGATCAAGAGCAGGCTGTTCTAGATGAGTTAGATAGCGATGCTGTACAAGCTGCAATTGCTAGTGGCTCTGTTGCTTTAATTCTGTCTGCAATTCCTGTGGCGTTACTTACACCGTCAACTGTTGCGTTGTTAGCTTCTATGGCAGCCACGTATCGTAAAGCGGTTGAAGACAATATTGAAGAAGGATATGGCGCTCCTGTCTCTGAGCAAGTGTCAGAAGCAGCGACATCTGAACATTTAGCAGCAGTCAATAATTTTAACACAACCACGCAAGAAGAAGTTGCGGCTGCTTTAGTTACTGCTGCACAATTGACTGATGAGAATGATGGCGACGTTGATATCGCTTTAAAGATTGCTTTAGCCTATTCTTTGATAAAAGCTATTTTCAATAAACTCCGAACAAAGCGTCGAAAGTTGATTGTTGACGCTGCTGTTTTGGGTCCGTACAATCAAGGCTTGTATGATTCTGCAGTTGCGGAAGAGCAAAGAACGGGTCAAATTGTACAAAAACAGTGGGTGTCTTTAATGGATGAGCGGGTTAGGTCTGCTCATAGGCAGTTACATGGTGAAAAAGTTGCTGTTGGTACGCCGTTTTTTGTGAATGGTGTATCTATTCGATTCCCGAAAGACCCTTTGGCTCCGCCCGGTTTGACGATCAATTGTCGTTGTATTCTGCGCTTCAGCAGGTAGTTTATATATAAGTATTTATATATAGTAGCGGCTGGGCGCCCCCTTGGGTCTGTACAATATCACATAGGAGACTAGTCCTCAGAGGAGAGTTATGACTGTTGCAGAACTAAATGACACCGAGCACGACACCCAATTCAAGGCTATTTCAGGCCAGATTGGTATCGACAAGGCTCAAGGCATCGTTGAAGCGTTTGTGTCAGGTATTGGAAATAAAGATTCTGTTGGCGACATCGTTATCGCAGGTGCGTTTAACGGGTCTCTGAAGCGACGCAAACCACGGGTTGTTTGGGGCCACGATTGGAATCAGCCAATTGGTAAAGTTCTAGAGATTTACGAAGTCCCTAAGACTGATCCACGCCTGCCTGAAAAGATGAAGCAGGCTGGAGTTGGTGGCTTGTTTGCTAAGGTTCAGTTCAACCTTAATACTGAACGTGGTCGTGAAGCGTTTGCAAATGTTGCATTTTACGGCAATGAGCAAGAGTGGTCAATTGGTTACAAGACAATTACTGCAGATTTTGATGCAGTTAAGCAAGCTAACATTCTCAAAGAGGTAGAGTTGTACGAAATTTCTCCTGTTCTGCATGGAGCGAATCAGTTGACCGCAACGATTTCTGTTAAAGATGATGAAAAGGGCAAGGCATCCAAAGGCTATTACGTTGAGGATGAAGATAAAGACGGCCCTGCTAGTACTATGGATGCAATGTCAGAGCGTTTGGGGCGAATGCTGTCTCAGGCTTTGCGTAAGCCCGTTCAGATTATTGAAATGGATGGAAATAACGTTGTATTCCAAACAGGCGAAGACATGACATGGAGCGCCACGATTTCTGTTGAAAATGGTCAGGTTCAGGTTGGTCGGCCTACACGTGTAAAGCCCACAACAAGCTACACCCCGGTAGGGGAGGAGGCACCCCCTTCAATGATGATTAAAGATACTGACGAAAAGAATGCTGAAGAGCCTGCGGGCGTGAGAGATGCTGATGATGAGCAGGGTTCGTGGGCTACCCCGGATATTGCTCTTGCTTGGGCTAAGACCTTTGGTTGTTCTGGTTATCACTCACATGGCGGCGGTTACATGCCGTGTGAAACGCATGAAGAGTATTTAGAAGCACTTAAAAAGTTTGATGGTAACGCTAACATCAACTCGCATAACAACTACCTTGCTGGGGTTGAGGTTGAAGAAGCAAAGGCTGCAGGGTGTTCTTGTGGGACCGAAGAAAAGGGCCATATGATGCCTAGCAAGAAGCCTGAGTATCTTAAGGACCCCATGGCTCTGCTACTTATGGCTTACAATGAGATGCTGAAGCTTCGTGGTGCCGGTGAGTTGCGTGAGGCCACGTTGACTTTGATCGGTGCGGTCGAAGACTTCTTGACTGAAGCCCCGATGTCTCGTCCTGGCGAGCAGGGCGAGAAGGTGACTTCAGGCTTTGTTGTCCATGTCAAGTGTTCAGAGAAAGAAGCACTGGCTGTTAACGGCGCTATGTCTGGCCTGCCTGTGTTCTCGTTTAAGTCAGAAGATGGCGTTGATGTCCACTTTACGACAGAACTTGCAGAAGAAGAACTGATGGAAAAAGTCGCTGTGTCGCTTGCGGGATTAGCGTTTGAGCCTGAGGTAACAGTAACAAGACCGATTGACACCACCGAGGGTGTTCAGTAAGATATTCTCTATAAGGATACAGGAGTAAAAATGAGTGATAACCTTAATGAAGACCTTCAGAAGATGGAAGCTTTGAGCGAAGTCATCGATTCTGGGGAAAGCATGTCTGCCGCAGAGAAGGCTATGCATGATATGAAGAAAAACGCACCGTCTGTGTTTATGACTGACATTCGTTTCAAGGAGTCAATGGAAGTTGGCGATTTGCTTAGCGAAGAAGCTTTCATGTCTCTTGATGCTGATGAGCAGAAGGGCTATGAGATGGTTCAGGTCATGGACGAGAAGAGCAAGGAGCCTATGGGCTGGGTGTTCCGTTTTAAGTCTGATGAAGATGATGAGGACGATGCTGAAGACATTGTTGAAGAGGTCGTTGAAGATGCGGTTGAAGAATCCGTGGAAGAAAAGTCAGATGCTGATCCTATCTCAGAAAAGGCCGCTGCACTCATGTCGCAGATGCGTGCCCCTGATGATGAAAAGCCTTCAATGTTCCTTACCGATAGTCGTTTCAAGGAAATGATGGACGCTGGCGAGCTTGTTTCATCAGAAGACTATGACGTTTTAGACGAAGACGCTAAAGAAGCATTTGAGGCTGTTGATGTTTATGAAGAGGGCACCGGCAAGGGTTATGGTCGGCGCTATCGTCGTCGCAGCCCCCTTGAGTTGACAGCAATGCGTAAGGGTCAGGGTATGGATGAAAAGGCTGAAGACGGCATGGAAGACATGTTTGATTCGGAAGCTGAAGCTCTTGAGCGTGCGGCGGCGCTAGGTTGCCAGGGCGTTCATCGTGCAGGTGAAAAGTACATGCCTTGTGCAACCCACGATGATTGGATGAAGCTTAGCAAGCCTGCTGAGGCACCGGCTCCTACTCCGGCCCCTGCCCCCGCTCCGGCTGCGCCTGCTCCTGCTCCTGCTCCTGCTCCGGCTGCTGCCCCTGGTGGCATGATGAAGTCAGAAGAAGAGTTCCTCTGTGGTTTCCAGCGCAAGTCAGTTGAGCAGCCTTGCGAGTTCTGCACAGGCGGCTGTGCTCCTGAAGATGGCCTTCCAGGGCTTGCTGACATTGAAAGTCAGGTCAAGTCAGCCTACGAGGGTTCTGAAATTATTGGCTCAGGCTACTCAGCCGGTGACGACGTATTCGTTGTCGATGTCAAGCGGGCTGACGGTTCCTTTATTGAAGTGTTCCTGACCGGCGACGGCGAGGAGCTTGGTTGGCTGCGTTTGGATCAGAGCGCTATTGAAGGCAAGTCCGCTGAAGCTATTGAGATTGTTTCTAAGTCTGATGCTGAGGCTACGGCACGTGACGCTATTAGCGAGATGGGAATCAAGGCTGAGGTCATGAGCGTTACTGTTGACATCTTCGCAGATGAAGATGTGTACGTGGTTGAGCTTGATGCTGAAGAGAAGAGCTACGACGTGTTCGTTGCTGCTGATGGCAAGGTGCTCGGCTATGATGAGTACGATTATGACGCTGAGGGTTCATATGAGCTTTCTGAAGAGGAAGAGATTAAGGCTATTGAGGCTGAACTTGAGATCAAGCGGATGTACTCTCGTGAGCAGCGTGAGGCGATGGCTGAGTCCGGTGAGGCTCTGCCTGATGGTTCGTTCCCGATTGCTGATGAGGCTGACCTAAGCAACGCTATCCAAGCGGTGGGTCGTGCGGCTGATCAAGAAGCTGCTAAGGCGCACATTATGAAGCGTGCTAAGGAACTGAAGTTGGAAGATATGATTCCGGCTGATTTTGCTAGCGGCGGCTCGCCTGCTCCTGCAGCCCCTGATGCTGATGCTGAAGAGAAGGTGCTAGACGAAGATATTCTTAAGGCGATGGAAGAGTTCAACAGCCTGTTGGAAGACGATTCTATCTGATATTCTAGGAGGCATAGTATCATGCAGCCTAGCCAAGTAACGCAAAGGATTGCTGCTGCTAATCAAACTTTAGCAGAATTAGGAGCATATGCTGTTCTTGGCGACCACGTTAGAGATAACGAGGTAGAATACCTGTACAGAGATGGATTAGAGCATGTCTTTAGTCCCTTAGAAACCGCTGGGGATTCGGATGACGATTGAGTTTAAAGCACCTGAGATTGGGCCAAACGCCGATGCTTTGACCAGCCTTACACGAGGGCGTGGTCCTCGTCGTGGCAATCTTGAGGACCTTCTCAAGTATTGGCGTCCGATTATGAAGAAGCCGGGTGGCTTCCGTCGTTGTGTTGTTATCCTTATGGATAAGCCGCAGTTTGGTGGTAAGCCTCAGCGTATTTGTGCTTGGCTTCACCACGAGTTGACTGGCAAGTGGCCCAACGAGGGCAAGGGTAAGCGTGGTAGAGGTAAGGGTAAGCGGAAGCGTCGTGGTCGTTCGGTGACTCGTCGTGTTCGGTCTGCGGGCAAGAAGTCTTTGACTGGTATTTCACCGTTAACTGAAGTTACTTCGTTGCGTATGACGATTCGTGAGTCTCGTGAGTTTGGTGGTATTCTTGTTCAGCCTATTGCTGGTCGTAAGAATGCTGTGGAGATGAAGGCTGCGATGTTCTTGCAGCATTCGGAGCGGCTGCCTTTGTTTGCTGGTAACGAGGTTAAGCGTGTTGGTGTGTTTGGTTCTTCTAGCCGTTTGGGTCAGGCTGCGCAGGCTGCGGGCAGTATTATTCTTCCGGGCGATTTGTCTGATATTCGTAGCCCTATCCGTTCTCAGATTTATGAAACGCTGACTCCTGGCGTTCCGAATATTCCTAATGCTCGTGGTGGTCGTATCCTGCGAAGCAGAGGTCGTGGTGCTCGTAATAAGTTCCGTTGTCCTCCAGGCTTTGAGAAGGGTGGTACGTTCACTAACTCCGAGTTTTCGACGTGTGGTGCCCAGATTTTGGGGATTGCTACTTCGGGTCCGGGTTCGCCCACCCCCGAGGCAAACAATAGACTTTCTCGTTTGGCGAACACTGCAGGTTTAGTTAATGAAATTGGTGATCTTCGCAACAACGACAGTGCTGTAGATATTATTCGTGCAGCTCAGATTCCGGCTGCCCCGAAGAAAGGTAGCCCGACCCGGGCAGAAACATCTATTGATTTGGTGTTGACACGTTATGAGCAAGAAGATTTCCCAACTAAAGTTGTTCGCCGTGATGGTGTCATTTTAGAACCTGTTGTTTCAGTTGAAGCGCTTGGTAAACTTAACGAGTTTGATGACATGGCTGACGGTAGCCTTATTGAAAGATATGAGGCAGGTCAGATTGGTGCTTCTACTGTTCCTGCGTTTAGCACGAATTTGCGTAACGTGTTTGTTTCTATCCCTGATGCTGGCGCTGTTAAAATCAGTCGTGTTGGGGGAGAAATTTCTGATGCGGAACGGGCAGGGCTTCTTCGTTCGTTTGCTACTGGCATAAGCCGAAGCGCTGATTTGCCTGATCCTTCTGCTGCTGTTCGTGCGTGGGCTGACGGTTCTGATGGCCGGTTTACTGTTGAGTTTGGTGAAGTGACCGAGACCGGCTTTGCGATCGCTGAGGGCAAGAACGATTTGATTAAGGTCTCTACGGCTGGCGGCAAGACTGAAACAGTGCCTCGTTGGGTTTATGAAACGTTCTTGTCTCGTTCTGCGCCACGTCGTGCAAAAGATGCTCCGATTTATGAGATTGTTGCTGAGGAAGGTGCGGAAGAGAAGAGTGGTTCACCGTTTGCTTTCTCTCAGAAGTCAGCACCGGTTGCTACTGACTTTACTGATGTGCTTGATGCAAAGTACTATCACATGTCTGTCAATAGTAAGATTGAAGCGTTTACGTCTTTGACTGAGATTGATTTTAAGGCTCCTAGAGGTCGTGGTTTGGGTCGCCGGATCGGGCGTGGTGGTCGTGCTGTTGGTGGCCGTAGCCGTGCGGTGTTTGATGGTAACTTGGGTAGATATCGTTGTCCTCCTGGCACTCGTTATGGCGGTCGGTTCTCTAATCAGTTTGCTAGCAACTGTGGTTATTCTCTTCCACGTCAGATTGTTAATAACCTTGTTGATTTGGGTACTCGTCTTGAAGACGCTATGGAGAGGCGGCGTCGTCGCCGGTTGGACACGAGTCCGGGTGATGGTCGAAGCAATTTGAAGCCTGAGACGGCGGAGAAGCTTGATGATGCTATTCGTACTCTTGATGCTGCTACTGGTGATTTGGGTAGGGTGTTTGAGAAGACTGAGGGTGTTGAAGGCGGTAAGTTGGGTCGCACGCTTGGTGAGGCTCAGCGTGATGTTGATTTGACTCCTGAAGAGTGTCAGTTGCTTGAGGGTGAGGCTTTGGAGGCGGCGCTTAAGAATCTTCGTGATGTTATGAATGATCAGGATTTGGCTAACGCTAATTTGGATGAGATTCGTAAGGCGTATAAGGCTGTTGAGAAGGCTGCGAATACTGAGGCTGGTCGCTTGTCTGATAATCCTCCTCGTACTCCTGAGCAGCGGAGTCGGCAGGATGGTATTCTTGGTTTCTTGAGAGAGTTGATTTTGCGTTTCTTGGGTCTTTGGAATGAAGACTTTGAGCGTGAGCGTGCTGGTCGTCGTGATCGGGATGTTGTTCCGGGTGATGAGGGTGTGCCGGGTGGCCCTGGTGGTGGCGGTCCTCGTCGTCCTAGAGCGCCGGGTGTGCCGGGTGATGGTCCTGATAGTCGTGCTCCTGATGGTCGTACTCCTGATGGCCGCACTCCTGATCCTGATGATATTCCAGAGGCGCTTCAGCCCAAACCTGTTGGGGAGATGACTGATGGAGAGCTAGTTAGAGAATTCTTCAGATTACGGCATGGTAGCCCGGGGCTTCTCATTCCGGGTCAGCGTGACGAAGAAATGGATAGACGTAGGCTTCGTGAAATCAACGCTGAGCTTCGCCGTAGAAATATTGACCCGTATAATCCTCAGACAATAACTTATACCCCTGCTGATGATGCTGACGATCCTGAAAAAATAATGGACGAGTTTGCACGAATTCTTCAAGAGTTCCGTGAGCGGGCTGAAGAATACAGAGTTTCTGGTGGCGGCAGAACCCTAGATTTTGTTGAGTCACTAGATGATGACGATTTAGATAAATACATCAATGCGTTTGAAACTGCTGCTGAGGCTATGGCTGACAACCCACAGTTTGATGATATTCGTGCGGCTTTGGAGCGTTTACGGGCTGAAAGAGATCGCCGCAACAGAAGCCGTAGTCTTGTTAATGCTAACTTGCGAGATCGTTTTGATCTTGAAACTGAAGAGGGCATGGCGGAAGCAATTCAGCATTTTTATGATCTAGCTGAGGAATATAACGCTAGAGACGCTATGACTGTAGAATTCATTCAACTTCTTAATGACGACGAAGTCGCTTTCTTCCAAGACGTATTTGATCAAGCGATTATTCAGTTCCCTGAGGTAGCGCAGCGTGATAATGCGTTTATGAAGATTGCTGCCCGCTTAGCGGATGAACGAGATCGTCGTGACCGCCTAAACAAGGTGCCTGCCTCAGAGATTAAACCTGAAGATTATCAACGGGTCCTTGCTGAGATGGAAGCGCATATGGAGCGTTACAGGGTTGCTGGCGGCGGCATGACTCTTGACTTCTTTAATGCTATTTCTGATGATGATTTGATTAAGTATCGGCGTGCTGTCCGTGATGCTATAGATGCTAATGCGGTTCCGGCTGATGAAATCGGAAACTTGCAAGAGTTGCTGAAGCGTATGGATAACGAGTTTGATCGTCGTTTCCAAGGCCCAGGTAAGCGTCCTCGTATTGAGTCGGAAGAAAACAACATTAAGGATAAGTTTGATCTAGACGAAAACGCTGATTTGTTTGCGGTTATTGCCGAGTTCGAGAAGCGGGCTGCAGACTTTAAGGTTTCTGGCGGCGGCATGACTCAAAACATGTTAGAGACTTTGAGTGATGACGAACTTGACGTTTTCTTTAATGCTCATCTGCGGCTATCGGACCTTTACGCAGCTGAAGGCCGTGAGGGGTTAGAAGACCTTGAGGAACTTATTGGCCGTCTTGCGGCGGAGCGTGATCGTCGTAGACTGCAGCAGGCTGCTTTTGATCCGGGGTCCCGATCTGACCCTGATAGCCGTTCGTTGCGGAATGTAAATAATAGGTTCCCACGTAATGGTTTGCCGGGTCGTGCTTATTGGCGTGATGATGATTATAACGGTACTGATGCTGCTGAGTTGGATAGGCGTTTTGGTGGTTACTATGATGCTGATGGCAATTTGAATGATCGTGGCCGTGAGGTTAATCGTCGTCTTCGTCCTAGTGATCCTACTGATCCTAATGCTGGTGCCGGTGGTGCGCCGGAGCCGCCTGATCCGAATGATCCTGATGTTCTTGATCGGTTTAGTGATGATGAGCTTAGGGCGTTGATTGAGGCTGGCGATGATTTTCCTTTCAATCTTCAACGTATTTCTGATGATGACTTGGTTCGTCTGGATAATATTACCGGCGAGATGGCGAGAGAAAACATAAACGCTGGCAATCTGCGCAACTGGCGAGCGATCAGAGCCGAGTATAATGCTCTTGAGGATGGTACAAGAGACCCGAATCGTTTAGGTGTGAATGTTCCTGGGTCTGCGTCTAACAGGCCGCAGCGTCTGCCGGAATACAGAAATGACCCAGGCTTTAATACTCAGGGCCGGAGAGACCCTGTAAACATGCCTGAGCTTGATAATCTGACTCCTGAGCAGATTGATAACGTGGCGGGTGCGGCTGTTCGTGAGCATCAAGAAGTTCTGCAATTGATTCTCAATGAGGTTGGTCCTCTTCAGGATGGTTGGAATGTTGCTGATCTTGAAGCGGCAGTTCGTAGGAGGATAGAGGAGGAGGACTTCCCTCAGGCCGGTGCTCGCCTACTTACGTTACGACTTCAAGCGTTCCGTGAGTTGAACCAAATGGTTGATGGTCTACGGTTTGTTCGTGAAGAAGAAAGTTTTGATGCAAATGATACTGCTGCTCGTGCGGCTCGTGATTTAGATGTTTTGAAAGAGTATCTGCCATATCTTGCCCTAAATCGCCGTGAAGGTATTATGAATTTGCGTGATAACCCAGATGCGGCTCTTTCTCGAATTGATCCAGACTTTGAGTTCCTTGTTGATGGTGCCCCTTCAGCTAATCGGGTAGTTGACGAACCAGAGGTTGATATTATATTTAACCGGGTTGATCCTGATTATGATGATGCGCTTAATAGGTATGACGCTGACCCAGATCGCTTCCTTTCTGATCTTGATTTGTATTCTGCTGGAGACTTGTTAGACATGTTTGACGCTAGAGTCGGCGCTGGCGAAGTCGTTGATCCTAGCTTAAGAGCAGCATTAAAAGCCAGATATGCTGATTTGTTAAATATTAACGACGGCGATGTGGATGATCTGGCACGACGCATGGCGAACATGGATGATGCGATGCTGGATGATATGAGTCCTCGTGATCGTGCACTCCGGCAAGCCCGTTTGCGTGCAGGCAATGCGGGCCGTCCTCCGTCTAGAGCGGCTGCAGAGCAGGCTGACCGGTTGCGTGCTGCTGATCAGCGTCGTGCTGATGCTGACAGAGGCGGCATTCCTTCAGGGGGTCCTTTCGAGTTTACGGAAGGAATGACTAGCCGTGAGCGGTTTGATGCTGTTATTGATGCAGCAGATGCTGATCCTGCGGGCGTGAGATTACAGGGGTACTTAGAAAATATGTCTCCTGAAGAGTTTGGGCGTTTCGAACGTGAGTATGGTTCGTTATTGGCTTTTGCGGCTCAGCGTGACGCTAATGGCCTTTCTGAAGATGATGTTCAACGGTATTTTGACTACTTAAGTGACGCTATGGACCGTGAGCGTGCTAGGCGTGGAAACATTAACCGTTTCCAGTTGGACAGAGATTTGCAGGATCGTTCCGATGAAGCTTTGGAAGCACACATAGAGCACTTACAAAACAGCAAAGCTTGGGGTCTTGACACGCTGGGTAGAGATGTTGATGAATTAGATGCTTTGATTAATAGACTTCAGAGTGAGGTAGAAGCTAGAAGACTTAGGAACCTGGGTAGTGTTACTCCTGACCTTGTGGATCAGCCTCGGCAGGGCGATGCCGCTGTAAGGGTGAGACTTAGAGACGCAATGTTTGAAGATAATATGAATGCTGATAAGATACCCGGTGCGAAAGCTATGCTGAGAAACGAACTTATGCTGGCAGAAGCTTCAACTAATGAAATGTTGCGGTATAGAGAACGCATTCTAAACAGCACGAATCTTTCTGACAGTCAGAAAGATGATCTGATGCGATCTTGGAACCGTGCAATGCGGATCAGAGGAGATAGAAGTTTTGAAAGAAACCTTCCTCTGAATGAAAGGTCAGTTGAGGCTATTGATCGTCATTTAGAGTATGTTCAAGAACGTCTTGACAACATGGACCCAAACATCATAGACGAAAATGGTCTTCTTACTTTACGTGAGGAGCTTCTTGATGGTCGTGCGGTTGCGTCGGCTCGGGCGAATCTTGGAGACGCTGTTGATAACAAGCCGCAGTTGTCTGATAGATGGCGTAAGGTGGGTAGATGGAACTTCCTCAAAGCTAGACGGCAGCGTCAGCAGAAGCGTGAGCAGAAGATTAAAGACATTGCTGAGCGTCGTTATGGTGATAGGGAAACGCAGCCGTGGGATATTGGCGGGCGTGATGGCCTGAGTGCGATGACTGATGCGCAAGTTGAATCACGAATCAGAGATGCGTTCTTGTTGGATACGGATCAGCCGGTTCAGGTTGGGTCTGTAGAGATTAATGGTAAGACGTACACGAAGCAGATTATTCCCACGACTGATGGCCGTGGCGATGGTGTTTTCATTTCTCGTGACGGCCCTCGTGGAGATATTCTGCAGATTGATGTTCAGTCTAGTATGAAATTCCAACTATTAGATTCTGATGGTAATGTTGTTGCTGAAGAAACTTATTCCGAAAACGATGGAGGGTTCCGGCTAGGCAGAATGTCTCGTACCATCACTTGGGATGCGCAAGGTGACGGTAAGGTTAAGCATAATTTGTTAGGTACGAGCCGTGTTATACAGTTTGAGGGACAAGACATTTCGTTTGCCGGTGGCGGTTTCACTGAAGAGATGTTTAACAACAACTTGTTGTTCTATAGAAATATGGGTGTTAGCAAAGTTAAGGTTGGTGCTGTTGATGATGGCCGGGTTGTTTGGCCTCGCATTGGGTTTAGAGATGATAATCCTAACCATATTAGGAACCTTAACGAGGGTATGGTTGAGGTTTTGAAAGATTACAATGGCTATAAAGAAGCGAAACGTACAGGTATTGAACCTACGTTGAAGCAGCGTGCCGCAAAGGCTCTTATTCAGGATGATGTGAGGGCTGAACGTATTGAGGCTATGGTTGAGCCTTTATTGAACGTTGATGACCCAGTACGGGTGCTGGCTTCCATGGATGCTAGAGAAATTAATGAACTGCCAGACATGCATGATTTCATGTTGGCGTTGGAAGGCGAGGGTATTAGAAACTCTGTTGCGTTCCAGATGTTTAGAGGCGGTGGAGTTTACATCGGTAGAAACGTCGGTGACGACCCCGCTAACAATATTGGTGCTTTAGATGGAGATATGGTTGATCAGTTGCTTGCTGATGACCCTGAGCTAGCAGGTTTGACGCTTCCCAACCCGTTTAGGGGCACCACGTTCAGTGACGGTACTTGGGATATTACAGATATTTTGAGTGATGCTGACGGCGATCCACGTCAGGTAACACCTGATTTGATTGATCCTTATGATCGTCCTCCAGAGCCGTCGATTCCTTCGATTCCTTCGGTACCTTCAGGACCTACTCCTCCTCCTCGTCAGAGCGACGCCAGACCGAATCAGAAATTAGACCCGAACTTTGATAGGGGCGAGCAGCGTCCGCTTCCAGCGGTTCCTGTGGGGGCGAATGGTATTGAGTCTGTTGATCAAGGTGCTGAGTGGATGAGAGATGGTAATAATGATGTTTCTGGTGTTCCTGATGAGTTCCTTAATCCTGTGGTTCTGGCGGTGTCTGATATTGGAGAAGACCGTTTAGGTCAGTATTCAAATGAGATGCTTGAAGAGTTGGTTGAAGAGTCTTTGGATGATTTGCCTTTTGATGTTACTCGTTTGTCTGATAATGACTTACAGCGGCTTGTGGGAGTAGTTGATCGTTTGTACGGTCAGAACGGTTCAGGGTATAGACATGGGCAAGCGATTCGTGATGAACAAAACCGTGTCTTGCGACGTGACGACCGTGAACCAAATGCAAGGTTTGAAATGTTGGTTCCTGGGATGGGCATGGATGACGGTGGGGGTGTCAATAACAGAGGTAATGCAATAAATGGTGCGCAGCTTATAGTAGATACTGCTACTGGTCAGATATTTATGATTAAGTTTAATGATGGGCGTTCATATGGTCGTGACGAAGACGGTAACGAACTAGTTGGCCGTGCGTTGATGATTCGTCTGGGCTTTGTTCAAGGGCAGATGAGGTTAGATGGGCCTGCAAATCCAAACGCTGCTAACCGAGACCCGTGGGATGATCCTGCTATTAACCCCGCTCGTGGCTTGATGGGTGAGGCTTTGCAGAATTACCTTCCTGAAGGCGCTACCGATATTATGATAGGTAGACGGAACCCGGGACAGTATGATTTCTCTAATGAGAACACTCTAGACGATGCAACTCACATGATGCTGGGTGACGCTTTGTTGTTTAACAGTGATAGGCATGGTAGCAACTGGCTTCAGTACACGGATCGTGACGGAAATGTTAGACTTGTTCCTATTGACATGGGCCTGACTTTGGGTGGCCGTGACGGAGAAGATGGGACTGATAATGACTTCTTTGGGGTTGAGTACCGTGATCCACGGACGGGTGACCTCGTAAGACTTAGCCCTGAAGAACAATTTGCTGCTCGTGCCGCTAATAGCAGAGGTCCCCGTTTAAGTGGCGATCTTTATAGTCAACTTGCAGCTGCTTCAGCATCTGATCGGGCCGCTGTTGCGGCATCGTTTGATCGTGCCCTTGAAAGATTGCGGGCGGCTCAGAGTGCGGAAGATATGGAAAAGGTAATTGGCGATATTGTTGGTGCGCACGGTAACCTTGATAGCGATGGGTGGAAGCGATCTCAGGAGATGTTCTTAGAACGGTACGGCTGGTTAATGGAAACAGATTATACCGGAGAAGAACTTATGGACCTAGTTTTGTTTGGCAATTACAGAGGTATGCCTCAACGCCAGAGTAACGTTGGACTTTAGCGTTTGTTGAGTACAGAAGTTTTGCTATTTTCAGAAGATTAAGGTAGACTAACAACATGAAAAAATTTGGATTTTATGACTTAGACAACACTCTTGAAGGGACTGTTACTGAAACACCTGACGGCCTTGTTGCGGAAAATGTAGATAACCCGAAGTTTAAAGAGTTTATAGATTTTTTAATTGAATCTGATGGCGGGCAAGCTAGGACTGTAAGACAACTCACACGATCAGGGTTCTCATACACAAGTATTAGAGAAATTCGAGATAAGCCTAAAGGTGGTGCAGCAACATGATTAAACACTACATTTTAACGAAAAACGCTACGATGCTGCTTACCGTTTCTAGTCTTAACTCTGTAGAGTTTTTTGTTAAGCGTGGCTTTGAAGAAGAGGCAGCCGAACTTGAACTAGAGATGAGTATTCGGGCTACCCGTGAGCCTGATACTGACATGTATACGCCCACAAGAATTAAGCGACGTTTTCCAGATGCTATTGAAGTAGATTCAGCTAAGTTTGAAGATGCTCGCAAAAAAGTTGAGCAGTTTAACGCTGATTATGATGATAATGTTGCTGAGCTTGAAGCTATGTCTTTAGAAGACTTAAAAACTTATATCTCCACGGCTCCTGCTAGAATGCCGAAACTAGTGAACTATAAGCAACTTAACGAGTTGTGGCAGGTGTTGTATGCTAGTAGTGAATCAGGGTTTATGGCTATTGATGAAGAGGACAGAGAAGACGAAGAAGTTAGAGAAGATATTCATGCGTTGTATACGTTGTTGAAAGATGCTGAGATTACTAACGACAACTCTTCGATTAAAGAAGTTTTGAAATTAGCGAAGTTTGTTTCTCCTGATGCTATAGGTGTTACTTTTGAGGCAATTGAGCCGGAGGCTGAGGCTGATGGCTAAGGACCCTTTAGAAGGACAGACAGTACCCACGAAAGAAATGGCGGAAAACCTATCCGACATTTTAGGCTGTACGGGTGCTCACAAAGTCGGTGATGACGCTTGGGGTCCTTGCGAGTCCGCTGAAGATTTGCAGCAGCTTATCAAGCTAGGTAATCCTGCTTTTCGTGAATGGAAAGAACGGCAGGGAAAGAAAACTGGCAGTAAAGAAATGCTGCGGTTGAAAGCCGCTAAAGGAAAGAGCGTGTTTTCTTCTCGGGCTGAAGCGGAGCAGGCTGCTGTCAAGTTAGGTTGTTTTGGGGCGCATCAAACTGCTCAAGGCAAGTGGGCACCTTGTGCTACACCTGAAGAGCGTAATGCTGCCCAAGGTAACGGCGGCAATGGGTCTGCGAGAGTTATTCGTGCTCAGCGGCCTGCCCGCAGAACTGTAACTAATGAGCGTAGGTGGGAGAATCTGCGTGAGCGTGGCCCACGTGGTATTGAAACTCTTCCCGGTGGCGGGCTTGTTTCTGGCAAGGCAGGTGTTTCGGATTCTTTTAAGCCGACTGCTGGTATGGTGTCGGAGGCTAAGAAGGGTTTGGAGTGGCGTAAAGAGTTTGGTCGTGGCGGCACTATGGTTGGTGTTGCTCGTGCTCGTGATATTGCGAACGGGAAGAACTTGCCGTATCGTACTGTGAAGCGGGTTAAGGCTTATTTTGATCGTCATCAGAGCGATTCAAAAGCTGGGGGTTACCGTCCGGGCGAGAAGGGGTTTCCTTCTAATGGGCGCATTGCTTGGGCTTTGTGGGGTGGCGATGCCGGTTATACTTGGGCGAAGGCTATTGTTCGTCGTGTAGAGGGCGGCGAGAAGACGACGTTTGACACTATTGAGGAAAAGCGGTTCTATACGCAGAAGCGTCGGGAAGAGTACGCTAAGCGGGGTTGGGCGCTTCCTGACGGGTCGTATCCGATTAGAGATGTTGGTGATTTGCGGAACGCTATCCAAGCTTACGGTTTAGGTAAAGATAGAGAGGCCGCTAAGCGTCACATTATGAAACGTGCCCGTGCTTTGGGTAGGACTGAGTTGATTCCAGATAATTGGAAAGTTCGTGAGAAGGCTGCTAGAAAGTATGGGCCGAATGATCCGAAGACTCCTGCTAAACCGTCTGAACGTATTAGCGGTTCACGTCGAAACAAGCCGGGTACTGCTGCAAATACTCGTGGGGGGATTAAACTTTCGGCTGCGGTTGAAAAGTCTTTGAAAGAAAAGGTTAAGACTCACAACGAGAAGATGACGAAACGGAATAAAGATAGCCGTAAAGTTACGCTCGGCATGTTAAAAGCTGTGTGGCGAAGAGGCGCTGGAGCGTTTTCGCAGACTCATCGCCCGAAGATGGGGCGGCAGCAATGGGCTATGGGCCGTGTCAATGCGTTTCTTAAGTTAACGTCTAGCGGAAAACCATCAAATCCGAAGTATACAACCGACAACGACTTGCTTCCTAAAGGTCATCCACGGTCTACTCGCAAGTAGTATCGCTGGATTAAGGTTTGCGATATACATTAGAATAGTACTGTTGCTTGCCGCAAGAGAATCTTGGGAAAGTTCCCGTGAACCCCTTTACGTAGGTGATAGCATAATACTTGACTGGTGTCACCAGATTGTTGGGTCGCCTGTCATTAAAGTAAACATGTTAAACTCAAACCTTAAGGAGACTAAACATGAGTTTTGATGAAAGCCGACTCAACGAGCTGAAGTCTGCTCTTACCCAAAAGATGGATGAGCAGAAGCAGATCGCTGATTCGATGCAATTTGAGGGCACAACCCTCATCGCTGATGACGAAAAGAAGTCAGCATTCCAGAATAACATGACCCAGATTCGTGAGATCAAGGGTCTTATTGAGGACATGAGCACTCTTCGTGACGTGTCCGCTTGGTCTTCAGAGGCCGAGTACAAGTCAGTTGCTGCTGAGGTTGCTGCTGGCGTTGAGTCAGAGGTTTCTCGTCACCGTTCAGTCGGTGATGCGTTCCTTAACTCAGAGGAGTTCAAGTCACTTCAGGGTGGCAAGGCTGGCGTAAACATGACCTCTCCGTTCATGGCCAAGTCGCTTCAGCAGAAGGACCTTTACTCAGGTCTTCCTACTGGCACTCCTGACGCTTTCGGCGCTATTGAGCGTGACGGTATCGTCCCGATTGCTCAGCGTCGTAGCCGTGTGCGTGACCTTTTCCCGGCACGTACCACCAACTCAGCGGTTGTTGAGTACTTCCGTCAGACCGGCTTCACGAACAACGCTTCAGTTGTTCCTGAGTACTCGTCAGGCAACTTCGGTGCCAAGCCTCAGTCAACGATGACCTTCGTTGGTGAGCAGGCTCCGGTGCGGACGATTGCTCACTGGGAAGCCGCTCACCGTAACGTTCTTGCCGATGAGCCGCAGCTGCGTTCAATCATCGACAACGAGCTTCTTTACGGTCTTCGTCTGACCGAGGATGCCCAGATTCTTTCCGGTGCTGGCACTGGTGAGGACCTTACTGGTATTCTCAACACCACTGACATCCAGACCTACGCATGGTCTGATGGCGCAACTTCACCTGTTGCTGACACCAAGGCCGATGCTCTCCGTCGTGCGGCTACTCTGGCATACCTTGCCTACTACGAGCCGACCGGCATCATCGTCCACCCGTCAGACTGGGAAGACATTGAGCTTACCAAGAACTCACAGGGCACGTACCTTCTTGCCATGTCAGTTGCTGGTGGCGCTGAGTCACGTGTCTGGCGTATCCCCGTCATTGACACTCCGGCCATCGCTGAGGGTACCGCTCTTGTCGGTGCGTTCGGTACTGGCGCTCAGCTGTACGACCGTGAGGCTGCTTCAATCCGTATTTCGGAACAGCACTCAGACTTCTTCGTCCGCAACGCCATCGTGGTGCTTGCTGAAGAGCGTCTTGCCCTCGCTGTCAAGCG